GTAAGGGATACTGCACTTAGATTAAGACAAGAAGGTATTGATTTAACAAAACAAGCGGTAAGTGGTATAACATCAAATACATCTCAAGGAATATATGGTGGTGGTGATACTATGAATGATAACCCTTGGAAGATGAAAGTTGGTGATGGATTTGAAGATTTATCCCAATGGTTGTAGTGTTTTGATATTTTACGATATTTATGTTATATAATGTCAAAATAGAAAACTGATAAAATAAATTATGGCAGAGCAAGAATTAGATGATAGTAAAAGTTTTTTTGGTAGACTAAAGAAATTATTCTCAACAAACGCTATTGTTACCGTTGATAAAGATGGTAAGCGCAGAGTTGTTGATACGGATGAAAAGCAAATGAGTACAAATTTTGTAAATCTTAGAGATAGATATACAAAATTACAAAGGTCATACTATGAAACTAATCAGGGTGCACAATCAATGGCATACCATCAGGTTCGTAGAGAATTATTCAGAGATTACGATGCTATGGATAATGACCCTATTATCGCATCTGCATTAGATATCTATTCAGATGAATCCACAACAAAGAATGAATATGGTGATATATTAGCAATCAAATCATCAAACGAAAATGTAAGTGCAATACTTCATAACTTATTTTATGATATTATAAACATAGAATTTAACCTTTGGCCTTGGACAAGAAACTTGGTAAAATATGGTGATTTCTTTTTAGCATTGGAAATGGCAGAAGGTAAGGGTATTATTAATGTAACTCCATATTCTGTATATAATACTGAAAGATTGGAAGGTACTGACCCAATGAATCAAAACTATGTTAAGTTTAAAGTTGAATTAGATAGATTTGGTAAAAAGGAATATGAGAACTATGAAATGGCCCACTTCCGTTTATTATCAGATACCAACTTCCTCCCATATGGTAAGGCCATGATTGAAAATGGTCGTAGAGTTTGGAAACAATTACAATTAATGGAAGATGCGATGTTAATTCATCGTATTATGAGAGCTCCCGAAAAAAGAATATTTAAAATTGATATTGGTAACATCAACCCGAATGAAGTTGATAACTATATGCAAAAGATTATCAATAAAATGAAGAAAACTCCATTTGTTGATAAAAATACAGGCGATTACAACTTAAAATATAATATTCAAAACCTTACGGAAGATTTCTTCTTACCTGTTAGAGGCGGTGATAGTGGTACATCAATTGATAACTTAGCTGGTTTGGATTATTCAGCAGTTGAAGATATTGATTACTTAAAAGCTAAATTATTTGCAGCACTTAAAATACCTAAAGCATTTTTGGGATATGAGGAAGATGTAAATGGTAAAGCAACTTTAGCAGCACAGGATGTTCGTTTTGCTAGAACTATTGAAAGAATTCAAAGAACAATCGTTAGTGAATTATATAAGATTGCAATCGTTCACTTAGCTGGACAGGGTATTGATGATGCTGAAATGACAAACTTCCAACTTACTTTAACTAATGCTTCTACAATATATGAGCAAGAGAAAGTAAATCTTTGGAGTGAAAAAGTTAGATTAGCAACTGACATGAAATCCTTAAATATGTTATCTACTGATTGGGTTTACCATAATGTATTTGGTATGAGTGAAGATGAGATGGATATGGAAAGAGCTAAAATGGTATTAGACCTTAAAGATAGATTCCGTTATAATTCAATTGAACAGCAAGGGCAAGACCCAGCAAACCCACCACAACAACAAAATGTTGAGGAGGAGATTGAAAAAATGAAGCAGGAGATTGTAGATAAAGGTGGTAGACCAAGAGAGGGAAATACTTACGGAAAAGATAAACATCCATTGGGTAGAGACCCGTTGGGAAATAAAGAAAATGAGAAAGAGAGAAAGAGGGAAACTAGAACTAATGAATCAAATAAAAAATTAGCACAACAATATTTAAACGGAATTTCGGCAAAAAAGAAGATTTTGAGTGAAAAATCAGAAAAATCAGACCTTTTGGATGAAAAAAACCTGTTAGATGACAGTAAATTTTAATAAACATTAAAAAGTTTATATTTATATGTGTTAGTTTATGGACATAGGTTAAATTATAGGGTAAATAAATGAAAAAAATAAAACATTCCAAAGTTAAGAACACTGGAGTGTTATTTGAATTATTAGTAAGACAAATAACACTAGAAGTTCTTAATGGGGACAAAACGGAGAACGCAAAACATATAGTAAAGGAATTCTTTGCAGCAGGTACTGAATTAAATAAAGAATTACGTCTTTATGATTTACTATTAAAAGAAAAATACAATTCAGAAGCAAAAGCTGAAATGTTTGTTGAAACTGTATCTCAAGCTCATTCAAAATTAAATGTAGTTAAATTATCTAAAGAAAAATACAATCTTATTAAAGAGATTAATTCAAAATTTGAATTAGAGCAATTTTTAACATCACCCATAACTAACTATAAAGTATTAGCTTCAATATATAAAGTATTTGAATCTAAAAAATCAGAAAACTACGATATTAAAGATGTATTCAATTCTAAGATTACATTAATTGAAAATATTATTTCAAGACCAACTGCAAATAAAGTTGAACCTACTTCTGATAGTACAAAACTAATAGAAACCTACAAACAACAAGATAAAGACCTACGATTACTAACCTATAAGATTCTTGTTGAAACTTTTAATAAAAAATATACAAATTTAGATGATAAACAAAAAGGTTTATTAAAAGAGTATATTAACAATATGTCTAATACATCTAAATTTAAAGATTATTTAGCAATAGAACTTCCACAAATTGTGAAAGAGTTAAAAGCAATTAAATCTAAAATATCAGATAAAGTAACTACAATTAAATTGTCAGAAACTATTTCTGTTTTAGAAAAAATGAAAATTGGTAAAACTGTATCTGATAATAATGTTTCATCTATAATGCTTTCTTATGAGTTAATCAAAGAATTAAAATCAAAGGTAAATGTCAAATAGACTAAAGGAAATAATTAGAGGTATAGTTAAAGAAATCCAAGACGAAAACGAATTAGAAGAAATGTCTGTAACTGGTAATGTAGCTGGCTATAACACACCTGCTGCATTTTCTAAACCGGGCTCTACTGCAAAGAAAAATAATAGATTAGCTAAAGTAACTGGTGGTGAGGTGGTTGATGATTTAGAAGAAGCAAAGGATTGGTTAAAAAACGATGTTCCTGCTAATTCTAAAAAACCACTAGAAATAAAACCAACCGGAACTGATTGTAGTGATTCTGGTGAAATTGCAGATAAGAGTGGTATGATATTAGCAAAAGATGATGAAGAAGCTAGTTTAAATGAAAATCGTTGGTTGGCAATTAAAAAAGAAGATGGTTCTCCTAAAGCTAAAATGAGTAGAGGTATAACATCTATCAAACAACAATTGGGTGAGGTAGAAAAATTTGTGAATTGGTACTCCAAGATAAAGAATGAGAATGGGGTTAAAAGAGATGATTACTATAAAAGAACAAATAAAAGTTTACATAAAATCAAAGAAAGATTAATGAACCTTTCAGAAAAAATTAGAACATTATAATATGAACATAACTAAAGAAAGACTAAAAGAATTAGTTAAAGAGGTAATGACAGAAGAGTCTGAGTATCAGGCTTTTTTTGCTAAAGCATTGGAAAAAGCTGGTAAAGGTATCAACGATATGAACGATGATGAAAAGAAAGCATTTTTTAACAAAGTAGATACAGCTTGGAATGGTAAGGGTGAAAAAAACGAAGAATTGGTTGGTGGACAAAAAGAATTAGATGTTGATAAGGATGGTGATATTGAGAGCGATGATTTGGCAGATTTAAGAGCTTCAAAAAAAGAATCGGTATCTACTGAATTACCAAACGTTACAATTCCATCTGGAATTAAAGTAAAATTATCTCAAGCAATTGATAAAATTAAAGATGCAAAACTAAACCCTACTCAAAAATTACAATTGGTAGCACAGGTTATTGATAGTTTAGGTATTGATAAGTCTCAATTAGGTACAATGGCTTCTAAAATTAGAAGCAAAATGGAATCCATAGATGAGGCAAGAGATGCTGAAGGAAATGAATTTCCTGAACTTGAAGATGTTAAAACAGCTGTTAAAAAAATCATTCAAAATAATGATGTTGAAAAGCTTTTAAGAAATAAAGTTATTGCTTATTTGCAAAAAGAAAAAGGATTTAGTGGAGCTGGTAATACAAATAGTAGTAGATTATTTGATAAAGTAATAAATGATTTACTTAAACATTAAGAATTAAAATAAGAATGAAATCATTATTAATAGAAACAAACCTATTTGAAGGTAAGGTAAATGAAGATGAAGGAGGAAGAACCTTAGTAAAGGGTATTCTACAAAGAGCATCTGCTGAAAACCAAAATGGTAGAGTATATCCTAGAGAAATCTTAATGAGAGAAGCTAAGAAATACGAAGTACTAATTAAAGAACGTAGAGCATTAGGTGAATTAGACCATCCGGATTCTACTGTAATTAATTTGAAGAATGTATCTCATAACGTAAGAGAAATACATTGGGAAGGTGATGACCTTTGCGGAACAGTAGAAATTCTACCAACCCCATCTGGTAATATCCTAAAAGAATTATTAAAAGCTGGAATCCTATTAGGTATCTCATCAAGAGGCATGGGTTCGGTAACTAATATCGGAGAAGGTAAAGTAAAGGTTCAGGATGACTTTGAATTGATTGGTTGGGACTTTGTTTCAAATCCATCAACACATGGAGCATTTATGGTGCCTGTAAACGAATCCGTAAATAGAGGTTTACAGCAAATAGGAACTGATGTTTGTGGTGAATACTGCAAAGCACAGGATTTAATGAGAGAAATAATAACTGAAATAGCATAATAATGGCAAAGAACTTTGATATATACGATTTCGTACACAACAATAAGATAACCTTAAAAGTTGATGGCAATAAAGGAACGACTGTAGCTAAAGCATACAATGATATCCGTAAAACTAACTTGAAAGAAGTAAAGATAGTTAATGGTAAATTCAGCTTGGCTGAAAACTTAGAAGATAGAAAATTATCTCCAGAAGTTAAAAAACACTTCTTAGAGATTATTTCTACTTACAATACTTTCCAAGACCAAATGAGAAGACAATCTGATTTGACTGAAGTTGCAAATACATTAGGTGCTATTGTTGAGGCTGCAAAAGAAATGACATTAAGAGAGAGTGGTGATTGGTTCGATAATGTGACTGTAAAAAGAAATATGCAGGAATTGGATAAATTGGGTAAATCATTTGATAAATTTGCAGTTGAAGCAAAATCAATGGATGAAAGATTACATTCTTTATATGAAGATATGGGTCACATTTTAAATCGTTACTATGAGATTGCAGATATCAGTACTGATACAATGCATGAGAGATTAGGTAATAAAAAGAAGTAATATGATTAAGTTAGGTGGATTAATAAATCAAAAAGCATTTGGTAAATTTGAAATGGGTAAAGTAATTTCTAATCCATTTGCAAATGCATTTGTTAATGAAGCAGACGGTGAAGACCATGAAGTTTCTATGGCAAACAATTCATTGGATACTATCATTAAGATGGCAACTGAATTAAAAGCTAAGATGGGTGAAAACGAAAAAGATATTCCAGCTTGGATTCAAGACCATATTACCAATGCAGAAAACTTTATTTCACAAGCATCATCTAACTATCATGAATACGGAACAAACGAAGGTACTATAAACGAAGATTCCGAAACAAAGAGGTTGGAAATGTTGATTAAAAATTTGGAAGAAACTAATAAACTATTAGTACAACAACTTAAAGATAATAAAAGTTTACCAAGTAATAAAAAAGAAAATATTAAAAAATCAATAGCGGTAAACTTAGATTTAATTAACTATTACAAAAAATGGTTAAAAGATTACGAAACTTATTCTAATTAATATGCCAGCACAATCGAAAGCACAACAAAGATTTATGGGTATGGTACATGCCGTACAAAAAGGAGATATGGAAGCTCCATCTAAAGAAGTTGAAAAAGCCGCTGATTCAATGAGTAAAAAAGATGCTAAAGATTATGCATCAACTAAGCATAAAGGATTACCAAATAAAGTTGAAGCTTATATAAAAGAAATTATAAGAGAAACTTTAAGAGAATCGTTTATCAATGAGCAATTACAATGTGAAGCTTGCTGGAAAGGATATAAGCAAGTTGGTATGAAAAACAAAGGTGGTAGACAAGTTCCCAATTGTGTTCCTACAAAATAAATTCTAAAGAAAAGTATAGATTTTTATTGTTTTAAAAATTTTTATATATTTATTCTTAATAATAACCTATTAATTTAGGTTTTTCTATTGGTAAATGAATACTCTCGTTCTATGAGCAGTGAAAACACCAATCAAACAAATTCTATTTAAGCTCCAAATTTAATAGCTTAAGAAATCCGATAAATAAGGAAAACAAATGGCAAGTTCAAAATTGTTGAAAGAAGCAATTGCTGATGCTAAAGCTGTACGTGAAACTGCTA